CTGGCATATCGTCTGCTTGGAGGCAATCAAGGAAGAGAAGTCGATAGAGATTCCACCTACATGCACGCTGGAGCCCGATGATCGCGCAGTCGGAGAAGCCTTATGCCCCGAGCGGTATCCGATTGAGAAGCTGAGAAAGATTCAGCAACGTATTGGCCCCTACTACTGGAACGCGCTTTACCGTCAGCGTCCAGCACCAAGGGAAGGCGGGTTGTTCAAGCTTGCGGATCTCGCGCACCAGGTTAGCGTGGTTCCTGTTGGCGCGAATCGTGTCCGTTATTGGGATCTAGGCGGTAGTGATAGCACGAAGGCGGATTACTCAGTCGGCTGTCTCATGGCTGAGCACGGCGGTCTCTTCTACGTTGAAGACATCCAGCGCGGTCAGTGGTCTCCGAGAGATCGGAACCAAAAGATGAAGGACACGGCGCAGTCAGATCTCAATAAGTATGGCGTCATTCCAACTTGGATTGAGAAAGTCCCAGGACTGGCTGTAGAGGTCATTGCAAACATTATTCGTGACATGGCGGGCTTTAGCATTCATACTGAGATGGCAAAGGAGTCCAAAGAGACTCGCGCCGATCCCTTTGCCAGCCAGTGTGAAGGTCGAAACGTAAGAGTACTCAAAGCAGATTGGAATATCGCGTTTCGCAATGAGTTAACCGCATTTCCGCATGGCGATAACGACGATCAGGTAGATGCGGCAAGCGGGGCGTTTTCTAAGCTGGCTAACGTTCGCGAGCTGGAGATGTTCTAAGTGGCTGAATTCAGTCTCATCAACCGTATTTCCAAGGCTTATCGCGCTTTAACCGAGCAGAAAGCCGCCTCTCCAGCTCCAGACTTCGCCCAAGCTAACACGTACGATAACTTCCCTGACTATCGCTTCCGTTGGAATCATTGGAATTCACCATCAACCGTAGATTACAAGCGCGAAGTAGGAAACCTCGACGGTCACTCCCTTGTCGCCTGCGTGTTCAACTACACCGGTACACGGCTGCCCGAGGCTAAACCCGTCATAAGGCGCACAAATAAGGATGGTGACAGTCAGATCGATCCCAACCATCCTCTCGCGCAACTCATCCGGCGTCCCAACAAGCACCACATCTGGGCCAACTACTCGCAGGCAGCCTCAATTGACTGGTGGATCGATGGTGGAGTCAGGTTCAAGAAGGTTCGCGACGTAGGCGGGCAGCTAATCGAGCTGTGGCACATCCCCCACTACCTAATCCGCCCGCGCTGGCCGAGGGACGGAGGCTCACCCGAGGTTCCACGTGAAACGTCGCTCGATCCCTTCCTCTCCCACTATCAGTTCGACGTGCCTGGTAAAGCGCCAGTGCTATGGCCGGCGGCTGACGTGCTGCACCTTAAACGCGGCCCTTTAGGCGAAGATCGGCGCACTCGCCAACCCTTCGCCCCACTCGTCAAGGAACTCTACGGCGACGACAAGATGGCACAGTTTACTGCTGCAATCATGCGCAACATGGGCATTCAGGTGCCAGTGATCTCGCCCAAGGATAAGGAAGTGCGGGTTGACGCGACGAAAGCCGCAGCGATGAAAGAGGGCTGGATGCGGAAGACGACGGGCGAGCGGGCAGGCGAGCCAATCGTGCTGAGCGAACCGATTGATTTTGAGAAGGTGGGGTTTAGCCCGCAGGAGCTGGACTTATCCGCACTTAGGCTTATTCCCGAGTCTCGCGTTGCGGCGGTCACTGGCATCCCCGCTGCTACACTGCAACTGATGGTCGGGCTACAGAATGGTACTAGCTACGCGTCGTCTGAGCAGGCACGTCAGCAAGGCTACGAGGAAGTTGTAATCCCGATACAACAAGTTTGGGCAGAGGAGATTAATTGGCAGTTAAAGCCTGAATTCAAAGGTCTTGAAGATGCGGAATTCTGGTTTGACACTTCTAATGTCCGGGTATTGGAAGAGGATAAGGATGCTCTCGTGAAGCGTGAGGCCGAAGTGTTCCGTGCGGGTGGAACCACAATCGACCAATTCTACACCGCAATCGGTAAGAAAACTCTCGGCGCACCTCTCGGGGACATCCGCATGGTACCGGGAATAGTCTCCCCAATGTCGCCGGAGCGATTGATTGAGATGGCTACCAAGCCGCCTGAGGAAACGCCGCTGACTGCGCCGGTGGATCAAGAGGCGCTGGCTAAGTTACTGGATATTGAGCGACTGTTTGAAGGGCTGGAAAGGCAGATGAAAGGGTTTGAGGTGCCGAAGTGATCGGCCCAGTGATCGGCCCGCGCGCCGGGCAGGTCTTTCACCTGTGCTCTACCCTGCTTCTCACGCCACGGCGTAGTCTTCAAACCACACGAGGGATATTAACGAGGCAGGAGCGGGTGCTCATAAGTCACCACCGGACGCGCTTTCCGTAACGGTAATTGTAAGCTAAATGAGCCTTCAAGAAAAGATCATCAGACTGAGAAGGGATGCGGTTGTTGCCGCGCGTCACGCCTCTTTCTGGCAGAAGTGCATTACAGAACACGGTGAAGAAAAGGCCACAGCGTTCTACACACATCTCGGATTAAACCATCTCGAACAGAAGTCTTTCGAATGGGAAGGGCTAACCCTCTCTCGTGAACCGAAAGAGCACGAGAAGATCGCGGTCAAAGGAATCCACAACGCGCAGGAGTCGGCTAAGGAATCTATTGGCGCGGTACTGCTGCGACTGCGCGCAGATCTCATCACTGACGGATTGAGCCGAATTAAAAAGCTGAGATCTGCGCATTATCACGAGCTGGTATTGCAAGCGCCGGGCGAGTTAAGGATCGATCTAAGTGATAAGCTCGTCAATGTCCACCGTCACGGCCGGATGCTGGTTGCTGCTGAATTGAATACGAAGGCCGCGGTTATTGATGATGGTGATTTTGACGAACTTGAAGACTTAGTTGACCTCACGACCAGCCGCGTTACCAACGACGTGCAGTCTCGGCTTATTGACGCTGCCGCACGACACGCGCTGCTGGGCCAATCGGGAATCAACCTCCTCACCACTGTTGCGAACGAACTTAGCGCCGGCTCAGTGACCTACATCGACCGCGCAGCGCGAGGGTTAGCTAACAAGGTCATCAATATTGGCAGGAGTGATGAAGCAGAGGCGCGATCTGGCGAGTGGGAGCGAGTGGAGTACAGTGCTTTGTTAGACCAGAACGTTTGCGAGCCTTGCGCCGCAGAAGACGGTCAAACCGCTAATAGTGAAGATGATCTACAGCCCGCGCCAAACCCTGACTGCTTAGGCGGTGATTATTGCAGGTGTTTTCACATGTTCATAAATCAATGATGCTTGTCACCTATTGCCGTAAAGGACAGAATGCTGATAACCGTTGAGCATGCCGCGGTTATTTGTTCACGCAATCCCTCCGCGCGAACGGCTAATACTAGTGTAAAAACCGCTAACGTAAAAGTGATTGCCCTAAGAAGAAACTCGAATCCGTGGGCACCGTGATTTGCAGGCCTGCTCATCCCACAATCCAGTCCAGCAATCGTCTCACCCAACCCTTGCGCAGGTGGTAGTACAGCTCAGCATTGGTCATTGTCGTAAGTCTCCTTTTCAAAGTGGTGCGCCGCCTGTTCGATCATTGTGATCACGTCAACCTTTCGCAGCGAAGGGCCGCGCATGGATTTGACGGTTTCGCAAATACACCTAACCAGTTGCTTGCGTTCCTCGGCAAAGTGCTCTTCATTAGCGTCGGCATTGCTCATGCCCCACATCCTAGCAAATCCCTGCTTGACAGGTCAATCCCTCGGTGCTACATTCCTATCCTATGAAGCGAGACGTAAAGGATACGCACGTTTACTTGCCTGTCAAAGTGCTGGCCGATCTAAAAAGGATGGCCCATGCTAATCGGCGTTCTATGACTGCTGAGATCTCATTGGCGATAGAGAGCAAAGTACGTGAGTGGAAATCGAAAGGGAGCGGGGCCGCGTAAGACGATTTTGCAAACCTCGCACTGGTTACTCAACTTCCTATCTCTTGAAAGGGGATCTCAACGTGAAAAAAAGGAAAATACTATTCGCAACATTCTTAGCGCTTTCGGTAATCGCGCTGAGCAATGCGTACCAACCATCGTCGATCGCGACTGTTCTGGATCAGTGCTCGGACTGCAAGGCTCAGTGCCTCGACGAGAGTCTTCGAGTTGAATACCAATGTTTATACGACGGCGGCTTGGCTAGTGGTCCGGTTTCATCTACCGTGGTGGCCGATTGCTGGCAAAAAAGGAATAAGTACAGACTAGCTTGCGAAAGCTTGTTTTGCAACTACACGGGAATTTGTGGTGGCGGAGGTATAGTAGCTCCCGGTTCTTCCCCATCTTCAAACGGGAGTATTGTTGTGGGCGGCTTAGACTTTGATGAATTAGAAACGTGTCTATTGAACGCTCACCAGGTACGACAAGAATGTGGCGATAGCCCTGAGTGTGTTGAGGCGTATGAAAACGCTCTGAATACTTGCGAGGGCAGAAACTAAGTAGGTAGTGACGAACTTAGACCACCGCCCTCGACGGTCGGCACAGGTCAGGCGATTTGTGCTTCCGGGGGCAAATAGACTGCGGGGTGGTGGTCTAGGGGATTTAGAAAGATGGACAAATCCAAGGTTACGTTTAATGCTTTCATGTTTACAGTGGCAGTAGCATCTTTAATTGTCCTAGTCCGTGCCCCTACGGTTTTCTTTCAAGTTTGTGCGGCGATATTTGCTGTCGCGTCTATTGTCGTTTTGGGATTGCCGTGGAGCGATGATAAATGAGCGTCTGGCAGTTCTTCCAGCGCCGCGTCTGTCTCACCACGCTCCCCAGCGAGTGGGCTATCGGCGCTCGGGAGTTTGCCCGTGTCGGCTTAGATGTCGAGCGCTTCCAGTCGCTTCCCGACATTGGTCCGCATCAATCGTTCAACAAGTCAGAGCGCGAGATCCTATGTCAATTCTATCTCTCAGGCGCGGAGACGTTGCTGCACCTCGAAGACGATTGCGTGTTTCGAGAGTTGGATCATCTGGAGCAAGCGTTAGGCGAGTTACCTAACGACTGGGATATTGTTTATCTAGGCGCGAATTTAGTTTGCTGGGGCAATGGCGAGCCTGAGCCCGAGCGTCATAGCGAGCACCTGTGGCGCGTAAAAGCTGCATGGACCACGCATGCGATCGGGTATAATCGCAAGTGCGTTTACGAGCTTTTAGCCAAGCAGCCTGCGTTCTCTGAGATCATGTTTGATAACTGGCTGTCAACGCGATTGCTGGAGTTGAACGCGTATTGTGTCGCGCCGATGGTTGCGTACCAGAGAGCGCGATTTAGTTCTATTTGGCAGAGGTTTGATAACTACGATCCAATCTTCGAAGCAAGCGAAGCGAGGTTAAAATGACAGATGCGATCTTTGCGTTGCTGTCAATGTTCGCGTTTGGGCTAGCGTGCGGCATGATGCTGCGCGATTGGCAATCTAAGAGGCGGGATGAACACCTCAGGCAATACCGACTAAGGGCTGAATGGAATCGCGTGGTTGATAACTGCTCTGTGCCTACCCGTCCACGCCGTTCCTAACCTTCCGACTTCGAGGCATTGAAGATTACACGCCGATATTTGAGGCGAGCGAGGCGAGATTGAAATGAGCAACAGAATACAACTGGAAAATAAAGCGGATTATCAGCGCGCTTTGCAAATCGAGCGAGATCTCGTTGAGGAAACCGGATGGATAGCGCCAGAGCAGAAATGCTTTGTAACCTACCCTATCGCCGAGTTGGCTAAACAGGTGAGAGCGCGGCTTACGGAAGAAGGCATCGCCCATCAATGACGATTCATCTTTGCACATTCTCAGATGAAAGCATGAGCCGAGCCGCCGATCTTTGCATTCTGTCAGCGCTTCACAACGGCGTTGGCGGTGCTACACATTGGAGCCTGGTTAAGTTACGGGAGTCAGGCTTCTATTTGCAGCACGAAGCACTAACAAGCCAGTCACGCGGACTTGGGTATTGGGCTTGGAAACCTTGGATCATCCTGAAGTTGTTTGACGGAATCGGTGGATCTGGGCCGGTTGTGATGCCGCAAAAGGATGACATTCTCATCTACGCGGATGCCGGAGTCGAGTTCATCAACAACATCTCCCACATAATGGATCGAATGGATCAGGACATCTTTCTATTCGGAAACAATTGGGAGCATGCGCATTGGTGTAAGAGAGATGTGGTTGAAGAGATATGGCCGCTCACTGGCGATCAGTGGCAAAGTCGTATTACTACAATGGAGACAGACAATCGCAATAACGGATTTAGCCGTCAGATTGCGATAGCGGCCTTTGACCGTTTTGGCAAGCAATGCCAAGCCTCGGTAATCTTCTTTCGTGTCTCTGACTACTCCAGAAAGTTTGTTGCTGAATGGTTGAAGTGGTGTCTCTTTGAAGGCGGGAGACTGATTGATGACTCTCCAAGTAGAGCACCGAACCATCCCGAGTTTAGAGAGAACCGTCACGATCAGGCGATACTGACAACGATGGCGTATAGGGAAGGAATTAAACTTCACTACTGGCCCGCGTCTTACAACGACGGCGCATTCAGTTATGGGAAGTTACCGGAATATGCGGGAGACAATTACCCGATCCTCTTTTCGCATCACAGAAAACGTAATCATGAATTCCAGGAGAACGCAGCATGAGCGATAAGAGATACTTCGGTCTATATTGCCCGCAACACGCGATCTGGCTAAAAGATGGCGAGGGTGGCAATGCTCGCATTTTGTACTACGAGGACAAGGATTTGATGGCCGCACATCTAGAGCAGATGCAGGTTGAGGCCGAGCACTTCCCTGCAATCCGATTGCATCTATGGGAAGTGACGGAGATCGGGAAACATCAGCCTGTTAGCACCGAATCGCTACCGCCCGCGAGCCATCTTTGCGTGGTTCCGGTGAATCGCTTTCAGAACTTATAGCGCCCGAATAAATGCTTAGTTTCTTACACAAATACGCAAAGAACTATCTGACTAGCCAAAACGGCGAAGAAGGCATATTGCTGGAGTGTCAACGGCGCGGCATCGGCATCTTTCATTGCGTAGAAATCGGCGGGCACGATGGACGCTTCTGCTCCAATACGGCCTACGTAATTGAGAGCGACATCAGGGCCGTGACGGGATTGTTCGTTGAAGCGGACTACGATCGCTATCTGCAATGCAAAAGCAATTGGGCGCACAATGCGAACGTTCGATGTCAGTGCTCTCGCGTAGACGGCAACAACGTGAACGCCTTTGTTGATGGGCGATGCGATCTCTTATCAATCGACACGGATGGCAGCGACTATGCAATCTTCTGCGGCTTGAAAGCACGGCCCAAGATCGTCATCGTTGAAATCGACTCCAGCATTGAGCCTCCGAGCGAGCGCGTTAACTCGGATGGTGGCGTAGGCTATTGGACCATGACAGTCGCGGCGCTGGAGCGTGGTTACTTCGTGCTGTGTCACACTGGAAACCTCGTGCTCGTAAGGCAGGACTACGGCCATCTCTTCCCTGAGTGCGCGCCGCATCCGTTACTGGAGTGGGAGTTGTATTTCAATCGGAGTTGGTTGACGGGAGATAAAATGTAATGGCAATGACCCTGTGGCCTCTTAGGGAAGAGCCGTCTTCCCGGTTGAAGTTGCCGCCGTTTTACTACGAGTTTAAGGGAAGGGAGTTACGCGAGGGCGATGTTGTTGACGGTGTGTGGCAATCTCAGTTTGTCTACGAAGCTGAGGTGATGCGTCCTAACTGCTTAGAGTTTGGCTATGACAGCTTGCGCGGCATGGACTACCGAGTTGAGGTCAGGGCGGGAAGCGCGCGCCTACTCTTGAACAGAAGCGACATTTTTAACGTCCACAGACCTTATAGAACAGGTGACTGGGCATGACAGATTCCAAATACCACATGTATTACGCCGCCGTGTTTGCGAAAGTAGCGGAACGTCATGCGTTCTTCTATCTCATGCCAGAAGCGGAATTCTGGACCAAGATCTGTATCTACCATCTAGCCCCAGCCTTCTACCGACTGAGCTTTGAATGCAAGGAGTGCGAACGCTATCGCTAGTACTATCTACATCGCGGGCCATACCGGACTCGTGGGCAGCGCCCTTGACCGCGCGTTATGTCAGAACGATTTCCTCTGTAAGATTGTAACTACAACCCGCAAGCAACTAGATCTTACCGATCGGCGCAAAGTTGATAAGTTCTTTATCGAAGTCAGGCCGACGGAGGTTTACCTTGCGGCGGCTAAGGTCGGTGGTATTCATGCCAACTCAACTTGCCCCGCTGACTTCATCCGTAACAATTTACTAATCCAATCGAACGTGATTGATGCAACTTATAGGTTCCACGCTAAAAAACTTCTCTTCCTCGGCTCCTCCTGCATCTATCCCCGTAACGCGCAACAGCCCATGCGGGAAGACGCGCTACTTACGGGACCGCTGGAGCCGACGAACGAGTACTACGCGATAGCTAAGATCGCGGGATTGAAGATGTGCCAAGCCTACCGCAAGCAATACGGCTTCAACGCGATCGCCGCAATGCCCACAAATCTCTATGGTCCAAACGACCACTTCGATTCAATTGACGCGCATGTGATTCCGTCGCTGATGTCGCGGCTTTATCGCGCCGCGTTGAACGGCGACAGGTCGGTTATGGTGTGGGGATCGGGGAAGGCGAAGCGGGAACTCTTGCACGTTGACGATCTGGCCGATGCACTGATTATGCTGATGGCGGACTACAATAGCAGTGATCCGATTAATGTTGGCTCAGGGCAGGAAGTAACGATCCGTGAACTGGCCCACATGGTTGCTGAAGTAGTCGGCTATCGTGGGGAGATTTTGTTTGATTCAACCAAGCCCGACGGTCCGCCTCGCAAGCTGGTAGACAGTTCTCGCATTATATCCCTCGGCTGGCGTGCTAAAATCTCGCTCTATGACGGGCTTCGCTCCACCTTCGACTGGTATCGCGCACGAGTGGGAGAGTCTGGATCAAGGCCAAGCGAGTTGCCTGCGATGCGGAATAAGCAGCGCGAATTATGATAGTGACATTTGCCAGCCTCGGGCTAATGGGCCGATTTTGCAACGGCGCCTATCAGGTGGCCGGAACGATTGGCGTAGCCCGCCGCAACAATGCGGACTTCGCCTTCCCGTTATGGATCAATCACGACCATCGGGATCGGTTTGGCTCCAGCGAAGGCGTCAACGTTTACGAGCATTTTGTCAATCCGTTGCCGCTTTATTCAGGCCTACCATTACCCGAGCGCTGGGTCGATTGGGGGTTTCACGACACAGTTCTAACTGAGAGCGTTAGCCTGAAAGGGCATTTTCAGTCCGAAAAGTACTTCTTGCATGCACTAGACGAAATCCGATGGTACTTCCGCATGAAAGACGAACCACCACGGAACGACTACGTTGCAATTCACTGGCGCGCGGGAGATTATACTGACGGCGAAGGATATCATCCGCGACTGACGATGGACTACTATCGCCCTGCGATGGCGGAGTTTCACGGTGCTAAGTTTCTTGTGTTTAGTGATGATATTGTCGGAGCAAGGCAGATGTTTGGACCGAGTGTTGAGTATTCGGAAGGGCGGGATTATCTGGAAGACTGGAAACTACTCAAAAGATGCAGACATTTTATAATTGCTAACAGCAGCTATTCAGCAATGGCCGCAGTGTTGAGCGATGCACTGGGCAAGCGAGTAGTTGCACCGCGGCCGTGGTTTGGAAAAGCTTACACGCAGATTACGGCGGATGATATTTACGGTGCTGATTGGAAAGTGATTGACTGGCAATGAACGATGAGGAGTCAGCTCGGCTAGCACGTTTACGCAATGATAACCGGCAATTAAGCCCTGCCATAAGAGATCTATATGCCGCCGAGTGCACACGATGCGGTGTCTGTTGTGTTTACTATTCTCAACGTCCATTCGGCGTACCCATCTTTTCAGACGATGTCCAAACACCACGGAAGTTGATTCAGATTGGCCCCCGCTATGCGGACACAACTCGGTATATGAGAACGGAGCCGATGGATGCCCGTATGTTTTTCGGATGGAAAGGGTTTAGTAAGTGCATTGCATTCAAGGGGAATGTTGGCGATAACGCCGCGTGCGGAATTTATACGGATCGCCCGCGTGCTTGCGTGAACTTCGATCCTGGTAGTCCGGCATGTAATCGCGCTCGGACATGGGCCTTTATGCTCCCACCTAAAGATCTCATGGAAATGGGGCGTTCCTAGCATGAACGCCCTTGAGCCATTATCAAAGCACGAACACGCCGCGATCCTTGAACTCGTGTGGGCCAATAACCTGCCTGAATCGCAATTGGCTTGTCATATGACGCGGCAGACCGACAGCGGGCGCGGGCGACATCCTGACGATGGATGCGGATTTCTCAGTGGACGCTCATTCAATATCAGCTACAACCTCATGCTCTGCGAGTATTGCGGGACCTTGATGCCGCGAGCGCATTGTCCGGCAAAGATGCGGGAACTGGCGCAGAAGTGGTTACACGAATGAGAGTTGATTGCGTTGATGGTCACGAATACTGGACCGTGGAATCGTTGGACGACCTATGCGGCTGGGAGATTATTACCGCTGAGCCGATCACCGAAGCAGTCAGTCGCCTTCACTGTTGCCGAGCCGTAGATTCCGCCACCACCGAGTTTCGGATGATATACTGCCGTACCTCAATCCTGCATGAAACCATTGAAGTTGAGACTGTCCAGTAGAATTCTCCTTGCAAATGTTTAACCAAACTGTGCTAAACTCCGCACGGAATGAGCCGAGAGTCCCCTAAACCTGAATCAGCCTTGCTGAACACGCAGAACGTTCCCTTAGTCAAGCCGGACACGTCTCCGCAAAGCACCAAGCAGGAACTACAGAAGATTGAGCGGCAGTTGTACAACCTAATCGATCGGGTCAAGGGATTGAGAGAGAAGACCGCGTAAGTTATTGACAATCAACTAGCGAGTTAAGCGTCAGCCCGTGATGACGACCTGCCCGCCGTGATTCTCGAAAGAGGATCATTGGCGGGCTTTCTTTTTGGGTTCAACCATGCAAATTGAGCGCAAGTTCATCGACCTTAAAGACCTGACAGTCACAGATGAAGGTCCGGGTCATATCTCCGGCTATCGAGCTGTCTTTAATGAAATTGACGAGGGCGGGGATCTCATCGTTCCCGGCTTTTTCAAGGATTGCATAACCGAATACCTAGAGGCAGGCTTCACGGCTCACTCGCATGATTGGAACTTCGATAAGGCGGTTGGTTATCCGATGGTAGCGAAGGAAGATGATCACGGCTTTTTCGTTGATTCTGAGTTCCACTCTACGTCTGATGCGCAGGCAGTTCGTACTAAGGCGGTTGAGCGCAAGAAAGCTGGGAAGCGTGTTGGCTTCTCGTTTGGCTATTCAGTTTCGGACAAATCCTACGTGGAAGCGAAAGACTACAAGGAGCAGTTGCCCCTTTACGTTAAGCCTGAGCGATTACAAGCCAATCTTCTCAAGGCGCAGAAGTTCGACCGCATCCGCATCCTGAAAAAGGGTGAAGTAATTGAAGACTCAATCGTCACCGCGCCGATGAATAAGTTGGCAATGGCTACGGCGGTCAAATCTATCAATGCTGAATCTAAAGGCATGCTCGCTGAAGAGATGGCTCAAACGGGCGTAGTGATGGATTGGAAGGCGAAGGTGGCGGAAGCGTTTAACGAATATCCGCCAACGATGATTCCGTTAGTGACCGCGCAGATTGAAGAATTTCTAAACAGTTCTGATGATGAGTTTTACCTCAAGAGCGTTAATCCGCCTGCCGGGTTGACGTTTGAAGACCACTCCCAATCAGTGCTTGCTGCTGTGTCGGAGTTAACGGAGCGTGCCAAGTCAATCGCGGAGATACGAAAAAAGGAAGGCCGCGCACTTTCAACTAATCGCCGTTCAAGGCTGTCAGAACTGCTTGCTGGTTTGACTGCCGTGTCGGCCGATATTGAGGCGATGCTGGCTGAAACTGAACCGACTCCGAAGGAAAAGGAGATTGACGTAGACGCTCTCAGGACTCAATCGCTACGCATGCAGAGCCTCGCTATGCGGGCGCTGGCGTAGCCCTAAAGGATTCAAGGAGCACACATGGCAGAAGAAAAGAAAGCCGCCGCGCAGCAGCTCAAAGAGTTGGTCACGGTAGAGAAGGCATTTTGGGAAAAGCAGGGAGACGAGAAGCCTACCGCTGAGCAGCAGACGGAACTCGACACGCGCTGGAAGTCAATTGAAGACCTAAGCGCGCAGGTTGACGAGGAGAATAAATTCGCTGACCGAACTAAGCGCCTGAAAGCAATTGAGACCTATCTTGCGCAACCCGTTAACCGTCCTGACTTCGGCAACAGTAATGGCAATGCCGAGCCTGAACTGAAGACAATGGGCGAGTTGATCGCCAACGCGCCGGGATTCAAAGAGTGGCGCGAACAGGTAGCTCCCGAAGGCAAGGAGATGACTGCTTCTTACCAATTCGGGCGCTCGCCGACGATCTCGCTCAAGGACATTGGGCTAGGTGACATTTCATTCAAGGACACGCTGGTAATGACCGTGCCGGGATCGGCGGGTGGTTCACTAGTGCGGCGCGACTATGGTCCGTGGCCGATTGAATTGCCGTTGCGTACGCCGTCTATTCGCGACGTGATCACAATCCTGCAAACAGGAAGCAATCTCATCGAGTACGTGCGCGTCAACTCGCTTACCCGCGCGGCGCGGATCGTTCCCGAGGCGACTTCACTAACTGACGATGCCGCCCTCAAGCCAAAAGCGGCTATGTCGCTTGAAGTCGTGCAGACAGGTGTGAAGACTATCGCGGTCATCATGAACGCCACGCGCACGATCCTTGCCGATTATCCCCAGCTCCAATCAATGATGACGAACTTCATGCGTACGGACATTGATCTGACGTTGGAAGAGGAGATCATTAGTGGTCCGGGCGGTGCAAATCACTTTGAGGGGCTGGAGAACACGCCAAATCTTACTACGCAGAATTTCGATACCGACATGCTTACGACCGCACGTAAGGCGCGCACTAAGGCGTCCATTGTGGGCCGTGCTCGATCAACAGCGTTCCTGCTCAATTCTTATGATTGGGAGGAGCTGGATCTAACGAAGGACGCGGAGAATCGTTATTACTTTGGCGGACCGTTGGCAATGGGCCAAAAGATGCTCTGGGGACTTCCGGTCATTGAGTCCGAAGTCATCCCGCAGGGTACCGGTTATACCGGAGACTTGAAACAGTTGGTGGTTTGGGATCGGCAAGATCCGTCCATCTACATCACCGATTCGAACCGCGATCACTTCGAGCGCAATATCATCGATATCCTGTATGAGGGTCGATGGGCCTTTGGCGTGTTGCGTCCGCCCGCAGTTGTGAAGATTGACTTTCACGCTGGAGCTAACTCGTAACGACGCCATAGCCGTTACGTAAACAGGCGGCTTCTCTTTTCTTCCCTTGAGGGGGAGCCGCCACTAACTTTAATGAAGATCATCGCTTACTTCCACCTTTTCCCGCCCGAACATAACGCGGGCTCAGAAACCACAGTCCACGCTGCCCTTCGCGCAATGGTGAATCGCGGCCACACGGTTAATGTAATCTGCGATCGCAGTAAGACTGCGCCTTACGAGATCGACGGGATTAAGGTCGTCCGGCCACCGCGGCGAGGCGTGCAATCATGGCTGGAGTACTTCATCAAGGACTCGGATCTGTTAGTCACCCATCTCGATCTCACCAGCCAAGCCATGAGCCTTGCAATAGCAACGAAGATCCCGCTGGTCCACTTCGTGCACAACGACGCGCAACTCATGTATTGGCGCGTCGATGCGCGCGTGCCTTACAAGAACGCGCTGGCGATATATAACTCACACTGGTTAGCGGCGAAGCGTAGTCAATGGGCCGGACAGGAAATGCCGGATGAATGGCTGGCGCCGTCAATCGTGGTCCATCCGGTAGTTGAGCCGGAACGCTACCGCTGTGAAACCGGGACAAAGATCACGCTCGTCAACCCGACGCCGACTAAAGGTGCGAATACGTTCAAAGCGCTGGCGAAGCAGATGCCAGAGCGAGAATTCCTTGCGGTTGAAGGCGGCTACGGCGATCAGGTAATCACTGCGCCGGGAACAGATCCGAAGTACGCGGCTACGGGTAACATCGAATGGATGGCCCACACGCCGGACATTCGCGAAGTGTTCCGCAAAACCAGACTGCTGCTTATGCCTTCCGACTACGAATCCTATGGTCGTGTCGGCATCGAGGCGGCGTGCGCTGGAATTCCAACAATCGCGCATCCGACTGAAGGACTCAGGGAAGCATTTGGTAACGCAGGGATTTTCATTGACCGCAACGATATTGCCGCATGGTACTTAGAAGTCGATCGCCTGCTCACTGATGAAGCCTACTATCGCGAGCGCTCAGAAGCGGTACTTGCTCTGGCTGCATCTTTAGATCCCGAGGGTGAGTTTGATAGGCTTGAGGCGGCGCTAATCGAGACCGCCGCACGATACAGAAACGGAGTACCGGAAGCGATGAAAATGTGGACCTCGGACCGCTGGATCTACAAGATGCAAGATGGCAGTTACCAAGCAGTTGATAATCCGGGACGGATTCCCACCGGCGCAGCGGTGCAGATCGCCGGGAAAGGTACGCAGATTCCTGAATCAATGGCGCGTGAGCATGGCTGGATTGACGTTGACGCCAAGGCGATCCCTGCTCCGGCTGAGAACAAGGCGATTGCAGGGCCGGAGGAGAACAAGCAGCGTGCCCGTAAAAAGACTAATGAGATAGCAGCGTAAAGGAGTGATCTAAATGGGAACATTTGCTGATTCTGTAGCTAATTCATTTCTTGACGCTTTTGCTCGCAACGTTTCTTACGCGAATGCGGCTGTGTGGGTGAAGCTCCATCTTGGCGATCCGGGCTCTGCGGGAACGGCTAATGCGGCGGTAGAAACAACTCGGCAACAGGCGACTTTTGGTTCAGCGGCAGCAAGCCGTGCGATCTCCAACACCGCTGTTATTGAATGGCTCAACGTAAGCACTACGGAGACCTACACGCATATTAGCTTGTGGACTGCTTCAAGTGCCGGGACGTTTCTTGGGCGAGACGATCTTTCGTCATCGGCAGCGGTGACGGCAGGCGACACATTTCGGATTCCGATCGGTGATCTAGATTTAACGTTTACGTGATTTACGGTCCCATGCTACAACAGGGAACATGGTAGCACGGAGATTTCAGAATACAGACGACGAGAAACGGCTAATTGAACTGTACGTTTCGGGCTTATCGCAGTGGCGACTTGCGGAAGAATTTGACACCACGCCCGTAACCGTTCGTAGTGCATTACGAAGAGCGGGCCTGAAGATTCGAGGGCCGGGTGGTCCGCGTCGATTCTTTTCAACCGAAGAGATCTCGGTTATAGCGGACCTCTTTCAGGCCGGTAAATCGCAGGGGCAAATTGCGCAACATTTATCTACGACGCAAAGTAAAGTAAGTGAGACACTTCGCCGGCAAGGTCTTTATTCCCAAAGGGGAGCGCGAAACGGTCAGCATCATCCACTATGGCGCGGCGGGCGAATTATTCTAAAGGGTGGCTATGTGATGGTTAAGGCAGAGCAGGATGACACGTTGGCGGTTTCAACTGCCAATGGGGGTTTCTATGTGATGGAGCACCGTCTAGTCATGGCCCGTCATCTTGGCCGACCTCTAACACGGAAGGAATCGGTTCATCACATAAATGGTGATAGGGGTGATAACCGGCTTGAGAATCTACAACTACGACAGGGGAATCACGGCAATGGCGCGGTCTATACGTGTTTGGACTGCGGTTCTCACAATGTTGCAACTAAAAAGCTGGCCGATATCACCTTCACATAAGGAGCACTCGTGGACGCAATCAAAAACTTTGCCAAGGCTGTTGTCTCAGACGGTAATTACGACGCATCAGCCATCGAGATCGATGTAATCGCAGGGCACGGTGATCGTTTACCAGTTGCGCCTTTCAACGCAGTATGGTGGAACGCGACAGATTACCCTGATCCCTCAGACGATCCCGGCGTGGAAATAATCCGCGTTACGGCCAAGTCAACTGACACCCTAACGATTACCCGCGCACAGGAAGGCACAGCAGCGGAAGATCATAACGTTGCGGGCAAGACCTATAGTTTGATTGCTGGGATGACCGCTCGGGCAATTACCGAGATGGTTGGCGACGTTTTCGGCTCAGGTACGGCTATTTTAGTAAGTGCTCCTGATGAAACAATTGAACTTCGTCAATCTGCGACTCGTGGTATCTCAATAGGCGCGAACACCACGATCGAAGATCCTATCGGGGTTGATATTGGAGATGTTATAGGTAACGGCAACAGTTCTTATGTAAGCATCTCTGACCAGAATCAACGCTTTAGTCTTTTCGGGATGGACTTCGCCTCCGACAGAACTACCAGCGCAACCGTGGCAGTTGGAACGTTGGCAGCGAAGTTAGCCATCAGAGACGGCAGCGGAACGATCATCGGGTACATTCCTATCTACAGCTCAATCACTTAGGAGAACGCGATGTCCTATGGCTCAGGCGCATATGGCAGTACGGCTTATGGTGGCAGCGCTAACGCTGTCAACGAGCAGGTGATCTACGCGCTTGGGCCAAACTACGCCGCAGATGTGCTTCACGAGCGATCAGTAAACTTCAACGGTCCCGAGGACTTCTATGAGATCCTGATTCGCCAAGGATCGGAGAATCCTAGTGGCCCCAATGGAGCGGAGTACAAGATTTACACTTCTGACGGTCCGGGCATAACCCCACAGTTGCAGACGACCGTAGGCGGCAATGGGCAGTCCATTATCGGCGCTGCTCCCATCATCGTAGTCACCGCTCTGGTTGATAGTGCTATCTGGGTTTCAGGGCTGAACTTCTCGATTGTGGGCCGCCCCTACATCCAGTAACCGAATGTGGCTAATGCAACCATTCGCGACTCCACAGCGACGAACCCCGGCGGCACGGGCTCGACGATTACCGTTACTCTACCAACTCACGCTGCCGGCGACATTATTCTCATTGCTGTTGGGAATACAGGAAATACGCTCTGGACCGGGAATCCCGCTGGTTGGAATCGCATCCAGCAGATTCAGGTCGGCACCGCCGCCAACGGTCTACTGGGCACCTACTTCTATCGTCGCGTCCTCTCAGGCGACTCGCTCCCGTTAACTAATCCAGCCTTTACGCTTGGTGCCACCGTCACGCGCGAAGCGTTTGCTTGGTCAGTTGACGGGGCGAGCGAAGAGGGCGTGTTCAGCTTGCCCGCATGGGCGGCACGGAACTACAACACTGGAACGGCTAACCCAATCCGCCCCGCCTCAATAACGACGCCTTTTCCAGAAGCGTTAATTATCCACTTTTACTTCCAACGTTCCGCAACAAACGCTCCTGACCCGTCAGGCTATACCCAAGACGAAGAGATCATTATCAGCGGCACACTGGTTGGCAACGCCGCCAGTAAGAACGTCGCAGATCAGGGCACTGTCCTAGCAAATCAGGACGCCAGCCCGACATCAGGAGTCAGATGGGTGGCCGGCATCATTGCGATCCCATCGGCTGATTATCCTTACTATCGCTCGGCTTCGCAGGCTACCGCTACTGCCACCAGCGTGACTCTCGCGCTTCCATCGGGAACTACAGACACGGATGTTTTAGGAAACAAAGACGTCTTGATAGCCACGGTTGAGGGCGCAGGCTCAACTACGCTTTCAATGACAGATGGTGCTTGGACGGAGATCGCCACATGGGACACGACTACGAGCGGGGGCGGATCCACCGTCAGCAAGTTTTGGGCTTATGCCTCAGGAACGCTGAATCGACAAGCGAACAGGACTGGCTCAGCGAAGATTTCGGCGCAAATCTGCACCTTCTACAACTGCAAGCAGACTAATCCGATCGGGGCCGTGAACGTTCGTCAGAACGCTTCATCAACTACGAGTACATGGGATGCGCTTACTCGCACGGCGACAAAATGCATAGTCCAATCAACCTGTATTGCGGATGGCATCCCGACTTTTACCTCCCCGAGCGGGTGGAACGAGCGCACCGATGGACTAGGAATCTCGACTGGAGATCAGGTCTTTAATGCGTCAGGATCTACGGCATCCGCATCGTTCACGTTATCCGCTGGAAGCCCTACTGCTGTCGGCTTAGTTGAGATTATCGGCGCCGCCAGCGTCATTGAACACTCCCGCTCAACCGCAGTAGATGTCGCCGCGGCAATCGCGGTTTCTGGCACTTTCTTTTCAGTATTCAGCCGCTCTGGAACGGCTGACGGTAGTGCCTCAATAACAGTCTCCGGTGTGCGACAAGTGTCCCGAAGTGCGGTGATCGAAGCCACTGGCGACATTACGAGTTCCGGCATCGCGTCATCCCCGAGTGAAACCTTTGAGCGTTCCGCTTCAGTTGGCTGTACCTCCGTTGTTGAATCTTCGGCAACGGGGTTTTCTGTATTAAGTGACTCGGCCTCGATTGACGCCACCGCGACTGTCGAATCCAGCGGTCAATTCTTTTCAATTCTTAGTTCCTCGTTATCTTTTGATGCGGTAGGGGAGATTTTTAGCACGGCACTCTTCTTCTCTGTTTTTGAACGCAGCACAGCAATAGATCTACTCGGGGCGCTGGAGTCTTCTGCTCAGTTTTTTAGTGAGCTATCCGCATCTGTAACAGTGTTAGTTACGGTGGGGATAGAGACAGCGGCGCTATTCTTTTCCGAGCTTCAGTCTTCCGCCTTGCTGGATGTCTTGGGAGAGATCGTTAGCGTTGGAGAGGTGGACTCGGGAAGTGCAAGCCATGAGCGCTCCACGTCTCTGACCGTTGCGGCTAGCGTCGAGTCAGCCGGAATTGCTCATTCAATTATTGAGCGAGCTGTCTTATGGGAAGTGCAAGGCGGAATAACAGTCACACTCCAACGTGCCTTTTCCCGATCGGTAAGCCTGGATGCGGCAGGGTTAATTTCAATTTCTGGCGTGACCCCCTCGGTGGAGTTTTACCCTACGCGGTTGGCGAAGGTGGCGAAAGAAGTTCGTAGTCAATCAATCGGGACGGAGTATAGAACTCTCTAATGGCGGCAACCTATCGCACATCAGTAGCAGGCGGCGCTTCTTCCGGGACGGGAAATCGTACTGCGACAATTACTCCGGCTGTCGGGGATCTGCTAATCGTTTACTGTTTCGTTGCCGCCAACACGAACGACACGCCCACTTGCTCAGATAGCAACGGTTCCGGAACTTACGACCGCATTGACGTGATAAATGCCTCCATTGCGTCTATAAATTACCGCCTCTCGGTCTTCATCCGCACGGCGTTGATGGCGAATACGACCTCGACCGTGATTACCGTGGCGACGGGCTCAAATACGTCTGGCTGCGTTGTGTCGGTTGCGATTAGTGGTATGTCTCGCGTGGGCGCGGACGCGGTTCGCAGCAAGGGATCGCAGAATAATCAGGCGGCGGGAACCGCTGCGCCGGTCCTCAACCAAAACGCATTGACCGGAAACCTTACCATCGTCGCGCATGGCAGCGCGGATACGACCACCACGGAGCCGACCGGCTGGACCGAACGGCAGGATACAAGCCAGTCGAATGATACAGTTGCGTTAGAAGTCGCTACCCGCAATAGTGGATTTACCGGAACCACAATAACCTTTGGAGCAGCTTCGAGCACGGTCTTTTGCTCGCATGCTTTAGAACTTGATGGAAGCGCGCTCCTTACCGGATCTGCATTAGTTGACGGCGTGGGCGCGGTGGTATCAGCCGCAACTTTCTTTTCTGTGTTCAGTCGGACGTCTCTCAATGACGCAGCGGGGCTGATAGCTACGGCGGGACAGAGAAGCTTACTGCGTTCAAGCGCGATCGACGCAGCGTCCGGTATTAGTTCTTCAGGAGCTTTCTTCTCCATTCTGTCGGGCTCCGCACTGGTAAATACAAGCTCGGATATTAGCGCGACCGGGGAATTGTTCTCTGTAGTTTCCGGGAGTTCAGCGATAGACGGAACCGTGTCGGTCACGGTCTCGGGTGAGTTCTTTTCAGTCTTTACAGGCTCAGCGTTACTAGATACCGAGGTTGGGATTCAGACAGCGACAATCTTCTTCTCGGAATCCCAAGGAACGGGAACCATTAACGTCGATGCTGCTATTGAGAGTAACGGAGAGATTGAAGTACCTACCGGAGCACATGAACGCTCAGCGTCCCTCACTACTAACGGAGAAGTGCAGGTTAACGGGCTCGCCGTGCTTGAGCGTGCGGCTGAAGTTGACGGAGCGGGTTTAGTCTTAGTTTCGGCTGAATCCCTTTCAGCATTTCAGTCAGTCAGTGATTTTAGCGCCAGTAGTGAGATTCAGTCGGCAGGACAGCGCGTGGTCCTTAGAAGCGATGTACTGGATACGGTTGGTGATATCACCGTCTCAGGAAGCTTTTTCTCAGTACTCCAATCATCAGGACTTATCACGGGGCTGGTTGGCATTGAGTCTGATGGTCTAATTGGACTGGTTGAACATGAAGGGTCTGTTTCAATTAACGTTTCAAGTGTTATACTCGTTTCAGGGATTTCAGTTCATATCGTCCACTTTGCGCCGCGCCAATTGGTTGTCATTGGTTCCACGTCGAGATCGTTAAGCGTGGGCACGGAAGCTAGAACGCAGACTACCGAGTCGGAGACTCAAACGGGAATAATCTAGATGTTCACTAAAGAACCAGCTGAGATTCTGGACTACTCAATTAATTGGTCTGATTGGCTTGGTGATCTGACTATCTCGACCTCAGCGTGGAGTGTGCCGTCAGGTATCACTAAAGACGTAGATAGTAATACCCCAACTACGACATTGATTCGCCTTTCGGGTGGTACTTGGGGTGAGACTTACGAACTCAGCAATGCGATCACCGCCGGAATGCAGACCGAGACGCGCAGTTTCTATATCCGCATCCAGCGCTCAGTTGCGTACTGCTCCTCAACCGAAGTGAGACGCCGCGCGCAGGGAGGGGCAGGCGCGGGAGGCTCAGCTACAACTGCGTCGCTTACTCCCGCTGAGTTGGACGCGTTGATTGAGCAAGCCTCACGCATGTTCGATCTAGAATGCGGTGTGCCCGAAGGCTATTTCAACCCGGTTGAGATTCCGGTTGCTACGGCTAAGATGTTCTACGGAGACGGCGGGAACTACTTGCAGTTGCCACCGTACCTACCCGGCACGTTGTCAATCTCTGTTCCAGCCGATTACACAACCCCAACCTACACGGAACAAAACGGCCATCTCGTGCTAACTACTGAAAGCGGTCTACTACCGCCATCTAACCGCTTCTATAACCTCTCTGGGTCGGGCTGGTGGTCGGGAGTGGCTGTTACGGTATCGGCTGTGTGGGGCTGGCGTGAAACTCCGCAAGATGTTAAAGCCGCAGTGATTGAGTGGGTGCTGAATCTCTGGCGTGAAACTGACCCCGCTGCGGTCAAGTTAGTTGGACTGGAAGGTCAACCTTTAAGAGAGTCGATTCCGCCCCGTGTAAAGGCCATTGCTCGCAAGTGGCGCGGTAAGGTAGCGGGGCCAGCGTTCGTCTAATGCTACGGTTCACTGCGCAGATCCAAGGCGAAGTCATCATCGACCGCGCCTTCAACCGCGTCGAGCAGGAGATCACCGACTTCCGCAACTTCTGGCCGGGAGTGATCACAACGTTCTATGAAATTGAGACGGAACAGTTTTTAACGGAAGGCGCAAGCGGCGCTTCAGGCAAGTGGACATCGCTGAGTCCCGCTTACAATCTATTCAAGGAGCGCGAGTTCCCCGGCAAAACGGTTCTCAGGCGAGAGGATGCGTTATACGAATCGATGACTGGACCGGATGCGCTGGACTCGGTTCTCAGACCGGAGAAAGAGGAGTTGCTAATCGGCTCAGCTCTACCGTATGCACTCTTTCATCAGAGGTCCCGCCCGATCATCTCACTCACCGAGGAACAGAAGCGCGGGTTTATGAAAAGCATTCAGCAACGTTTAGTCGAGTTCACTCGCAGCACGGGATTTCAGGTTGACGAGAGGGCGGCATAGATGGTAGCGAACCTCAAATACTATGCAGTTCAGGAAGAGGGCGTAATCGACAACGCCTTGCTTATTATCGAGCGTGATTTCAAGGCAATTCTAGACGAGTTCAACCCCATAGAAGCCGCACTCTCTCCTGACGATCCGCAGTACATGGAAGACTTTCAGGAGCGGGCGCTAGGCCAGATTCAGAAGCTTGTCTTTCCCACTCTCGCCATTGGGCCAAATCGTAACGCAGCGACACCGTCAGATGCGGCAGATCGTCTTCACCAAGCAGTCAGGTTCGATATCTACATTGGCGTGACGGCGGATTCAGCCCCAAACGTGACACGAAAACTGATGCGCTACATGGCCGCGCTGGACGCCACGCTCCGCAGCGCAAAAAAAGCCGATTGGAAACGGGACATGTCTGCTATAATCTTTGGCATTGTTTTGGAGTTAGAGCATGTTTACGGGTCAATCCGTGAGCGCGAGTCGGTCTATTATCGAGACGCATTGATGCAGGCTACACTTGTATTCAACGAGCAGTAGTCTAATGCCTGAGAAGATTCCCGTTAACGTTGATGGTAAGCTACCCGTAGAATCGGGATGGTATGCAACCCTGCACGCATGGGACGCGGAAGAGGGTTTCTTTCCGGGCGCGCACTACTGGACGGGATCGGAGTGGCGCGAGAATCAGAGTGATACTCAGCCCATAATTGGCACCATTCTTCCTTGGCTTACTAGATTTAGTTCCAAAGTAGAGGCCGAATCTTACGCCAGTGAAAATGATCCTGAGTGGTAGGGCTTAACGAATTTGATAACTATCTAGCGGTCTAAGAAACGCATCGACGTTTACCTGCCCGCCCTTTCTCTTAACCGAGGAAGTGGCGGGCTTTTCTTTTCACAAAGGAGATCCTCCAATGGCGGGCACGGCAGACAACTTTGTCAATCAGAATGTCCCGATAGGTCCGGGCAAGCTATACGCAGACCTCGGCACTGGCAGCGGGGCATGGGATAAGGGCGCAGGCATCCGATTGATTCTGGACGCGGACGGTACGCCAGACTCAACTCAGAATCCGAACGCGCTACACATTGGCTGGACTGATGCGGGTTCTCAGTTTCTCATCAAGCCCACATTTGCCACCTTCTT